CGCGGCAGCCACATTGAAGTCCATCAAAAAGACCGACAGGAGCAAGCGTCCGGAAAAACCGGTGAAGGAAGACCATTCACTGAAGCCTACGAGTAATAATGATCGTCTTGCCCGGGCCGTCAAACAGACAAATCGACCAGACACAAAACGCTGGGCAGCAAATAAGCTCACATTGATGGGCAAGGTACATTATCGCGCTGGCAAACTTCAAAAAGGTCCAGAACCAACGAGATAAATAAAAATGTCAACCATGAAACTAATAACAGAGTACCGCGAATTCGGACAGGACGATGTTCAATGTCTGTCCGAAAGTGCGTCCGATGGTACCGGGAAGAAGTTCTACATTGAAGGCGTTTTTCTCCAAGCAGAAGTAAAGAACCGCAATGGTCGCATCTATCCTCTCGCAATTATGGAGAGGGAAGTCAAGCGTTACACCGATGTGTATGTGACTCGCAAACGCGCATTTGGAGAACTAGGACACCCAGACGGACCATCAATCAATTTGGATCGCGTGTGTCATTTGATTGAAAAGTTGTACCAAGACGGTTCCAATTTCATGGGTAAAGCCAAGATTTTGGACACACCGAATGGTAAAATCGTTCAAGCAATGCTTTCGGACGGCGCACAACTTGGAGTTTCATCCAGGGGTGTGGGTTCGTTGAAAGCAAGTCAGGGTACTGATTTGGTCCAAGACGACTTTATGTTAGCCACGGCCGCTGATATCGTAGCAGATCCTTCAGCACCAGCCGCTTTCGTAAAGGGTATTATGGAAGGTAAGGAATGGGTTTGGAATAACGGAATTCTCAAGGAATCCACCGTTGCACAAATCCAAAACGTAATGAAGCCCAGAAAGCATATCAAGGGAATTGGTAACCGAGTAATTTCTGAGGATGCTGCTATTGAGGCTTTTTCTGTGTTCCTACAGAAAATCTCAAAATAATCAACGACATAAATATTCGTTGAACTCATAGAATTCCAGAGGGAGTATTAAATCCATGGCAAAGAAATTAGAAGAAACAATCCGCAACATCATGCTTAATGAGGCTGGTCCAGATAGTATTCCTGGGCGCGTTGAGCCTAAGCCTGAGTTTGACGAATTGGGTGGTCCTATTGTAAGAAATGACCAAGGTGGAATTGACTTCAGCAAGCCAATCAAGCCTGGTCAGGCAGCCCTTCCGAAACAGGGTGGTGGTGGTCCGGAAAAGAACCCAACCAAGTACAAGGATGAAAATGACCTTGACCCTAAGAAAGTTATGGGTGAAGAGGAAGAGAAGGACGAAGAGGATGATGACGAGAAGTTGGAAGAAGGTTCCCGTCTCCCTGGTTGGTTGAAGTCCAAGATTGCCGAAGAGACCGAGGAAGATGACGAGGACGACGACGAAAAGAAAGATGTTGATGAGCGTTATGTCCGCGAGTCCGACGACGAAGATGAGGACGACAAGGAAGACGACGAAGAGGACGTGAAGGAAGAGGATGACGACGAGGAAGATGAGAAGGAAGTAGACGAAGAGTACTTCGCTCAACGCCGCGCCGAAGCAACCCGTATTTCCGAGGAAGCCTTTGCTGGATTGTTCGAAGGTCGCAAGATCAACGAATCCTTCAAGACCAAGTTGTCCACCGTGTTTGAAGCCGCTGTAGCAGCCCGCGAGGAAGTCATCCGCGAGGAAGCAGCCGCATACTACACAGTAGCAGTTGAGAAAGTTTCGAAGCAGATTGCTGAAAGCGTAACCAATACAGTTGACCACTATCTGGATTACGTTGTAGAGCAATGGCTCGACACGAACGCTCTTGCCGTTGAGAATGGTATTCGCTCCGAGTTGACCGAATCCTTCATCAACAACCTAAAGATCGTTTTCGAAGAACACTACATCGACATCCCTGAAAAGAAGGTCAATGTGGTTGAGGCTCTTGCCGCAAGAACCGAAGAATTGGAAGCGAAGTTGAACGCTGTGATTAGCGAAAACATCACCCTGAAAGAAGCCGTGAAGGACTTCGAAAAGGGAGAGATGATTCGTGAAGCAACCCAGGGTTTGACTGAAAGCCAGGCTTCAAAGTTCCGCACTCTCGCTGAGGGTCTGGATTACACCGGATCGAGCTTCACACAGAAGTTGGAAGTTTTGAAGGAAAATGTTGCGTCCACAAAGAAGCCGGTGAAAAAGACCGACCTCAATGAAGATGCTGGAATGGGATCAACTGTTCAATCCGAGAAGTCAACCGACCCTCTGATTGCTCAGGCAACAAAGATTTTGGACCGCTCTACTCGTAAGTAATAAGAAATAGTGAAAGTCCCGCAAGGGATAAATAAGTCCAGAAATACGACAATTTCTAGGAGAAATAACAATGTCCGTTTTCGATGAATTGAAACAACAACAGTCACAAGTTGGCATGTTGGTTGAAAAGTGGGGAGACCTGTTGAATCATGATTCACAGGCCCCAATCGTGAATCGCAATGGTAAGCCTGATTACCAGAGACTCGCGGTTACTGCCCAACTTTTGGAAAATACCAGCCATGCCCTAAATGAGGAACGCAGAATGCTAACCGAAATAGCTGCTGCTCCTACAAACAACATTGGCGCAGGCGCAATCGGCACATGGGATCCGATCTTGATTTCCCTCGTTCGCCGTGCGATGCCTAACCTCATTGCTTACGATCTATGCGGCGTCCAACCAATGACTGGACCGACCGGATTGATTTTCGCAATGAAATCACGTTACACGAATCAGACTGGTACTGAGGCTTTGTTTGACGAAGCTGATACCGATTACTCTGGTACTGGTATCGTAAGTGGCACGGCTCACGCCGGTACGTCACCGTTCGATAATCCTTTCACCACGGGTGTTGGTATTACGACTACCCAAGCAGAACAACTTGGATCAGATGCCGCTGTTGACTTCCCAGAAATGGCGTTCAGCATCGACAAGGTGACTGTAACAGCACAGTCCAGAGCGTTGAAGGCTGAATACTCCATGGAATTGGCGCAAGATTTGAAGGCCGTTCATGGTTTGGATGCCGAGACCGAGTTGGCGAATATTCTTTCGTCTGAAATCCTGACGGAAATCAACCGCGAAATTATCCGCCGTCTGTATGCCGTTGCAAAGCCTGGTGCCCAAGTTGGTACCGCTGTAGCCGGAACTTACAACCTTGACTTGGATGCCAATGGCCGTTGGTCAGTTGAGCGTTTCAAGGGTCTGTTGTTCCAGGTAGAACGCGAAGCAAACGCAATCGCAAAGCAAACTCGTAGAGGCCGTGGTAACTTCATCGTCTGCTCCTCAGACGTTGCAAGTGCTTTGGCGTTGACCGGTGTGCTTGACTACGCGCCTGCTATCTCTGCCGGATTGACCGTTGACGACACTGGTAACACTTTCGTCGGCGTGCTGCAAGGCAAGTACCGCGTGTACATCGATCCTTACTTCGGTGGATCCGCAACCCATGAGCTGTTGGTAGTTGGATACAAGGGAACTAGCCCGTTCGACGCGGGTTTCTTCTACTGCCCATACGTTCCGCTGCAAATGGTCCGCGCTATCGGTCAGGATACGTTCCAACCGAAGATCGGCTTTAAGACTCGTTACGGCATCGTTGGCAACCCATTCTGGGGCGCAACTGCCGGCGCGATGACCGCTGATGTGAACCCTTACTTCAGAAAGGTCAAGGTCACGAACATAAACTGATTGTTTTCAGTAACTTACAAAGGAGTCCTTCGGGACTCCTTTTTAAGAGACAATATAACAAATATTGGTAACCTATGGGACTCATATATTGCTTCACGCACAAAGAATCTGGTAAAAAATATGTTGGCCAGACCGTATTTCCTACAATGGACAAACGACTCAAAGAACACATCAACGATTGTAAGCGAAAAAAATCAAAATTCCACAAATACCTGAATAAGTACGGGTTTGATGGATTCGATTTGGATATTTTAGAGACAGTCCACGACAACACCACATTGGATGATCGAGAAGATTACTGGATACGAACCTACAATACCGTAGATCGGAATGTCGGTCTGAACCTACGGTTTGGTGGTTCTCATGGCGCGTGGAGTGAAGAGGTCAAACGAAAGATATCCAAAACAAAGAAAGGTGTTCGATTGACGGAAGAACACAAGCAGAAAATATCCATATCAGGACGACTTCTGGGAAGGAAACAAAGTGAGTATCAAAAACAGCGATGTAAGGAAGCTCATGCCAAATATTTCAAAGTTTCTTGTCCAGATGGTAGATTAGTAGAAGGCTACAGCTTATTTGCATTCTGTAAAGTGGAAGGATTGTCTCCATCAAATTTGAAGGTGTGGGGACATTCAAAAGGCTACAAACTCGTATCATAAATATACATATGCCAAACACACAAGGTGCCCTGTCCAATCAGGTAACTAACGTAAATCTCATGTCGAACCTGAAATTCGCTTTCAGGATTCAGAGATATCCCGGAATCAACTACTTCATCCAACGTGTGAATTTACCTGGTGTCAGTTTCCCTGTGACGATTAGACCGACACCGTTTACTGATGTTCCAATTGAAGGTGACCACTTGGTATACGAGCCACTCCAAGTCACTTTCCTAGTGGATGAAGATTTGAAAAACTGGAATGACATGTATACTTGGATGACGGGTATTACATTTCCACGTTCGTTTGATGAATTCCGGGAGTTGAAGAACCAAAATATTGTGATTAGTCCCGACTACGGCAACATCTATTCAGATGTGACTCTCACGATTTTGACGAACAAATCGAACCCAATTGCCAACATTTTCTTCCGGAATGCTTTTCCAACTGTGCTAACTCCCATTGAATTCGACACAACCAACACCGATGTGTCACCGATAACTTCCACAGTAACTTTCAGATACACCTATTATGATGTTGAAACTTTGGCGTAAATGTGCTATACTTGAAGTATGAGTTTAGATGAAATCATCGCACAATCGACCAAGGACCTCGCAATCTCCTCAACCAACAGCCTAGCTGTGGAAGCGATCCGCGCTCCCGCAATTTTCAGCAAATACATGAAGGAGTATGTGAGTGCCAAAGGAAAATGGAAAGCACTTGAGCGTGAAAAGGCTAAGGTTGCTCGTGAGTTGTTCCTATATTACTCAGGTAAAGCAGACCCAGCAGTCCTCAAGCGCAAAGGACCGATTGACTTCAAAATCCTAAAGAGCGACATTGATACCTTCATCAAAGCCGACCCGGAGATGGTTGAAGTCCAGACAATTCTGGACGAACTGGATTTGAAGGTCGAGGTGCTGGGAAATATAGTTCGGCAAGTAAAAGACCGAGATTGGAATATCAGGAATGCTGTAGAATACCTGAAGTTCTCGAATGGTGGTTGATGACGACAACAGCAGACATCACATTATCCAAGATCAACGAATCTTATATTAGGGTGGAAGCGGAACGCTCAATCCTGTCGGAAATGAGCGATTATTTCACTTTCAGTGTGCCAGGCGCACACTTCACACCGCAGTATAAGATGAAGATGTGGGATGGTAAAAAGCGGTTACTCAATCTGATGGACCGCTCAATACCTTATGGTCTGCTACCATACATCAAGAAATTCGCTGCGGATAACGATTATACCATCGAGGTCGGTCACTTGGATGTTGAGTTCGAATTCTCTGTGGTTGAAGCAGAGAAGTATTTCACGGACCTGAATCCTCACTCGCATGGAAAGCCTATTACACCGCGCGACTATCAAGTATCAGCATTTCGAACAGCACTTCAACGTCGCCGCGCAATCATCATAAGCCCAACCGCGAGTGGAAAATCGCTTGTGATTTACGCACTCATCCGTTGGTATGCCCAGATGAACATGAATGTGTTGATAGTCGTTCCAACAACGTCTTTAGTCGAACAGCTATTCACCGACTTTGAGGACTATAGCAATGGTCAGTGGAATGTGGATAAAAACTGCAACCGAATCTATGGAGCATACAGCAATCGTGATGTGGTAAAACCTGTCACAATCTCAACATGGCAATCCATATACAAGTTGGGTAAGAAGTGGTTCGAAAGATTTGATGCGGTGATCGGTGATGAGGTACATGGATTCGAAGCGGCTTCGCTGGTAAAGATCATGAGTAAGTTGGTAAATGCGAAATGTCGCGTCGGAACGACAGGCACATTACACGATTCCAAAGTACACAAGTTGGTGCTGGAAGGTAACTTCGGAGCCGCTACGGAAGTCGTTACAACTAAACAGCTTATTGACAGAAAAGAAGTCTCCGACATCAAAATATCCTGTCTTTTGCTACACTATCCTATCGAGGACTGTAAGAGAGTACGAAAGCTAACATATGCTGAAGAAATCGAGTTTATCGTACAAAACCAAAAACGCATGAAGTTCATCCGAAATCTCGCACTTTCCTTGCCTGGTAACACACTGATTCTATTCAAGTTAGTTGACAAGCACGGGAAACAAATCTACAGGGAATTGTTGTCAAAATCAAATAATAAAGTTCCAACTTTTCTTGTGTATGGAGGGACTTTGACTAAGGATCGTGAGTCGATCCGAGCAAACATCGAAACTTTGGACCGTTCCATCACTGTGGCGAGTTCTGGTGTGTTCAGCGAAGGCATCAATATCAAGAGACTCCACAATGTCATCCTGGCCACACCCGTCAAAAGTTCTGTGAAGAACCGCCAATCTCTCGGCCGCGGGTTGAGAATTGGCTCGGATAAAGACACCGTGAACGTCTATGATATTGTGGACGTATTGACCTACAAAGGGCACAAGAACTATGCCCTGGAGCATTTTTTGATTCGCGCATCCATCTACGATATGGAGAAGTTTAAGTACCATCAGTACAAAATCGAGCTATCATGAAAGTAACAACTACCGATTATCCATGGGAAGTGTTTATGCTGAAGCTGGTTTCCAAAGAAACCATCATTGCGGATGTTCAGAAGGTCCGTGGTGGATACAAGTGTGCGAATCCTTTGGTAATAGGATTCATCTTGGATCCACATACCGGTCTGGGTGAACTGCATATGAGCAAATGGACTCCATTTACTGAGGAACACATTGTTGTGAGCAAAGCCCATGTCATGGGTATTGTTGCTCCAATCAAGAATATGGTGGATGCTTATCACTCGCATGTGGTAAGACTTCAAATGGGACCAACAAATGCTGACATGGAAGAGGTGTTGAAGGAAGAGCAGGAGAGGATGTATGAAGGGATGCTTAAGGACTTCAAAGGTCCTGTTAACTAGGTCCTTTACCACCCTGAAACGGCTACACACTCAGAATAGCACTTGTCAAGATGAAAGTCAAGGAAAAATGAAATGAAAGATGGCAAAAACACACTACGTCAATAACCAAACATTGCTTGCAGCCATGGTTGAGTACAAGAAAGAATGCAAGAAAGCGAAGAAGTTGGAGATACCTGCACCCAGGGTTCCCGAATATATTGGAGAATGCCTCTTCAAAATCGCTGAACACCTCTCATTCAAACCAAATTTCAACAAATACACATTCCGGGAAGACATGGTCGGAGATGCGATTCTAAACTGCTTAGAGTACATCCATAACTTTGATCCAGAGAAAAGTAAGAATCCGTTTGCTTATTTCACCCAAATCATGTATTATGCTTTTATACGGCGCCTTGACAAGGAGAAGAAAAGCCAAGTCCTAAAGTTCAAAGTTCTGGAACACAGTGAGTTAGCTGGAACGATTTCAGCACGCCAAGCTGGCGATTCGACGGACTATGATAGTGCGTGGACGAAAAACTTGTATTCAAACTTGCGCGACAGTGCCCATGAGTATGATGAGAAGAAGAGGAAAAAGCGAATGGTCCGTAAGAAAGCGAAGCTGAACGGACTATCTCAATTTGAGGAAACGAATGAGTAAGATTGCGATTTTGACGGATACCCACTTCGGGGCAAGACAAGATTCCCAGTTGTTCATGGATTATTTTGACAAGTTCTATGGTGATGTGTTTTTCCCATTCCTAGAAAAGAGCGGAATCAAGCAAGTGTTCCATCTTGGCGACTTGGTCGACAGACGCAAATACATTTCCTTCTACACGCTGCGGCGCATGAAGGAAATCCTGTTTGACCCGATGTCTGCGAATGGTATCAAGTTGTCTCTGTTAGTGGGAAACCACGATGCAACATATCGGAATACCAATGATGTGAACGCACCCGACCAACTATTGTATGGGTACGAGAATGTTGATATCTATGACAAGCCGACAGAGATCGAAATGTTTGGGGAAAAGGTTGCGTTGCTCCCGTGGGTGCCTTCTGAGGATGTAGCGGACGCGCGGACGTTTATTGATAGCACGGAAGCAAAGCTGCTTTTCGGGCATTTGGAGTTGAACAACTTTGAAGTCCTGCGTGGTGTGAAGATGGAGTCCGGTATGGACCCCAAGCTGCTTTCCAAGTTTCGAGCGGTGCTGACCGGGCACTATCATACAAAGCAGGATGACGGGCGCATCTTCTATCTCGGCAGCCCATACGAAATCACGTTTTCCGACATGGGTGATGTGAAGGGATTCCACACATACGACTTTGAAACAAAGGAACTGGAGTTCATTGCGAATCCATATAAGATGTTTCACCGCGTGTATTATGACGACAAGGGTAAGAAGTACGATTCTGTGGTCAAACAGGACTTCGCACATTTGGAAGGTGGGTACGTCAAGGTCGTTGTCATCAACCGAACGAACCAATATTTCTTTGAGAAGTTCATGGATCGCGTGTACTTCGCTAATCCTGTTGACGTTAAGGTTGTTGATGACTTCAACATTTCAGCCGATACTGAACTGGATACCAGCGATATTATGAGTATGGCGGAAGATACGCTGACAATCCTAAATGGGTATGTCGATTCATTGGAGTTGGATGCCGATAAAGAAAAACTGAAATCCGTCTTGAGATCGCTATATACGGAGGCTCAACATGTTGAATTTTAGCCGGGAATGTGCTATACTAACGTAGTATGTCAATCAGATTTGAAAAGGTGCGATGGAAGAACTTCCTATCGACAGGCAACAACTTCATTGAGATTGAGTTGGATAAGTCTGCGACCACACTCATTGCGGGTGTGAACGGCACTGGTAAATCTACACTGTTAGATGCCATATCCTATGGTTTGTTTGGGAGGGCGTTCCGCAAGATCAACAAACCACAGTTAATCAACTCCATCAATGAGAAGGATTGCGTTGTGGAGATTGAGTTCGTCGTCAATAACACCAAGTACTTTGTTCGCCGCGGGATGAAGCCGACGATTTTTGAAATCTATGTGAATGATCGACTGATAGACCAGAGCGCGAATATCAAAGACCACCAGGAGCACTTGGAAAGCACAATCCTGAAACTGAACTTCAAATCGTTCTCGCAGGTCGTGGTATTGGGTAGCAGCACGTTCATTCCCTTTATGCAGTTGTCGGCAGCAGACCGACGATTCATCATTGAGGATTTGCTTGACATCCAGATTTTCTCAGCCATGAATGTGGTCCTCAAGAATCGTCTTTCCGAAGTCAAGAATGAGAAGGACCAACTGAGTCACAAGATAGACCTGGATACCCAGAAGTTGAACCTGACTCAAAAACACCTTGATGAGTTGAAGAAAAACACACGCGCCCGCATAGACGAGATTACAGAACAGATCGCAGGTACCCAAGCACAGATAGATGAGTTGCTTGAGGAGAACCGGATCGCGGCAGAGCGCGACGATGTGTTGAGGCAGGAGTTGGTTCCTGCCTTTGAAAAGAATGAGAAGCTGATTGAGGAATATGACAGGCTGAAGGTCCAGCTTCAGAAGTCATTGAAAAAGATTGGTTCCG